TTGTTTCCTCCTATTTTTTTAACTACATTTTGGGTTCATAGGCAGTTCCTACTATATTATTATTTTATAACAATATTTTTTCTTTTGCAAGTTTATTTAATTTTTATCATAGCTTTTAATTAAAGCATCTGCAATTTCAACAGCTCTAATTTTTTCAGCTGGACCAATATTTGATTCATTATTTCTAGCTTGAACTGATGTTTTTTCATATGCTGGAAATGTAACAACACTAACATCATAAACTCTTTTTACTTTTGTAATAACAAAAATATCATCACCATTTTTAATTTCACTTTTTCCTTCTTGTATTGAGAATCTAAAAGAACATTGATCAATTAAACCACTTCTAACTAATTCATATACATCTTTAGCTTGTTGTGTGTCTGGTAATTCAGCTTTGAATCTTAAACCAGTTCCATCAATAGTTAAAGTTAATGATCCATTTTTAGTTCTTCCTAACAATATACTATCATCATGATTAAGATTTAATACTACATTACTTAAATCTGCTTCATTAAATGCACCAGCTTGAATTTCTTCAATATACCAAGTACCAATTTTATATTGATCATTATAAACTGAAGCATAACCTTCTAAAATCATTCTTTCAGATGCATTTTCATCTTCACCAATTCTTTCCATTCTTGCTTCCATATTTTCAACTGTGAAATCTCTGGTGATGTTTTCTTGCTCTAAAATCTTGTTTTTTTCTTCTAAAGTTAAATCAGACATTTAGTTTTCCTCCTTCTCTTTATAATAGTTAATTATTTTTTTATCTATTTCTATTAAATTTAAACCAGCATCTTGTAATTCTTTTGCTTCTTTAAATTTTAAAGATCTTGCTTTTGGTGCATGAATTTGTAAAGTTGCTTCACATCTATATTTTTCTTTAATCAATTTTTTTAATTCATTTGGTAATTTATCATTGGTTGTTCTATGAATAACTAAATCAGATGCCCCATTAATTTTTTCTACTTTAACAACAAAAATTATTGATTGATCCATTAATTATTCCTCCTTTTCAGTAATATTTAATATTTCTTTGATCTTATCAGCTAATATTTCTTCTAAATTACCACCACTTAAAGCTTCATTAAATGCATCTAGTAATGCATTTTCACCTTCAGTTGTACTAAATAATGCTTTTGCTTTTGCAAGTTGATAGATACTTGCTAATCTATTATCTACACTATTTAAATCAACTCTGTAAACATCACCACCATCAATTCTAGACATTTCTTCAATATCTCTAATATCATTTTGTGATAACCAACCATATTTTAAACCAGCTTGGAAATAAGAAGCTTTTGATGTTGTTGATGCAAACCACAATTTTTTTGTATCAACTGTAATAACATTTCCTACTTCTAATTCTCTTTGTGAAAATAATTTATAAGTTATTTCTTGTGATATTTGTATTGATAATGGTTGCAATATAGAACTTAAATAAGCATTATATTGTGTTTCATTAAAATCACCAGAAACAATTGAATCTGAAATATTATAGAAATAATACATTATTTTTTTGAAGAAATCAAGTTGACCTTCATTTAATAAATTATAACTTCCTTTTAATTCGTTAAATTTACCTCCACCATCAATTGCACCAATACCACTTGCATTTTCTTGGCTCATAAATCTTTTAGCAAAATTATCTTGTTTTTTTACTAAATCAGCTTCTTTAATTAAACCTTCATAAGATATAATAGCATTTAATTTACCACTTTGTTGTAATGAATTAATAATTGCTATATTACTTTCAAATACTACTTTTGATGCATGACTTATAACAGTATCAGCTCTTAATCCTAAAAATGCACCTTTAAAATATCTTCTTAAATGAATTATTGAATCATATGAAAATATAACTTTTGTTAAATCTTCTAAATAAAATTCTAAATAAATAGCCCCTTTTGGATTTTTTAAAACAGTTACACTTTTATAATTTATTGGAATCAATGCTACTAATTTACCAGTATTATCATACTTTGCATATACAAATGCATTACTGTCAATTAATAAGTTTGTTACAATATTATAAATAAAATCAAAGGGCGACATTCTTGGATTTGGTCTAACATTTAATAAGAAGTTTATTCTACCTTTTTTATTTGTAATACCTTCTTCATTTACAATTTGATGCTTGAATTTAAATTGTGCTGCATCAGTTGCTATTCTATGGAAAATACTTCTAATTGTATCAATATCATAAATATTTGAACTTTGATTTGCATGAAAATCTCTATAATTCATAGAAAATATTCTGCTTAAATTTTTAATTGTCTTACTTGCTACTAATTTATCTATACCTAAAACTTTTGTTAAATAACTCATAATATCACCTCATTTATATTATACACAATTAATAAAATACTTTCCACAAAAATATTTTATTGATATGCATCAAACTTATCTCTTGATCTTTCATATGCTACATAAGCATTTAATAATGATGCAAATCCATCAATTCTTTTTCTTTGTGAAATCTTTTTTGGAATAATGTTTTCATTTTTATCTTCTTCAAATCCAACATTTGTGAAATTCCAATACATACAAGGATTATTATTGTATATAACTTTACCTTTTATCATTTTTGCACCTAACATTTTCATTGGTGCAGAAAGTGTTTTAGCACCTTGTCTTACTTCTTCCATTGGGTAGCCTTTTTCCTTAAATTTATTATTTATATGTGTTGCATTCCATGAATCATAACCAATTTGAACTGGTGTTAATTCATTATCTTCTAAAAATTCAACAACAAATTCAAAAATAAAATCTTGATCAATAACAGCACCAGGAGTAAATAAAACCCAACCTTCAGTTGCCCATTCAATATATGGTATATTATCTTCTTCTTCTCTTTCTTCAGCTATTTCATCTGGTATAAAGAAAAATGTTAATGCAAAAATTTCTTCATCTTCTAATGGTACTAAAATAGTTACAGCAGTTAAATCTGTTGTTTTAGATAAATCATAACCTATAACACAATATTTATCATACATTTTTGAAATATCATAAAACTTTTTATTTGCATCTATTGCTTTAAATGATAAGAAATTATTTACTGTTGTTGTTCTAATATTTAAATGTTTACTTAAAAACCCTGGTCTTGTACTTTTGTTTTTAAGTGCCATTTTGAATTGTCTTTTAAGATCATCAATATATTTTGAAATACCAAGATTTGGATTTGCTTTAATCCACATTTTTTGTTTATTCCAGTTTTTTATTTCATCTAATTCATATATTAATGCTAAATATGCATCATCTTTTATTGATCCGTTAATTATATCTACTGCATATGAATATTGATCATCATATACACTACCACGAACTGAACCAGCTGTTGTAGTTATTAATAATAATGGTTGCCTTCTTGCACCAAATGATGTTGTTATTACAGAATATAATCCACGATCTTTAATAGCGTGTAATTCATCAATATTTACAAAATGTGGATTTTTACCATCTAAATTAGCTGAATTACCAGGTAAAACTCTTATTTGTGATAAACCTTCATCATAAAATAATGTTTTTTTAGTTTTTCTTAATCTTTTATTTAGAATGCTTGATTGTCTAACCATATTTTGTATTTCATCAAATATACCTTCAGCTTGATCTTTTGTTGTTGCAACTGAATAACAATCAGCACCTAATTCACCATCACCAATTGCCATAAATAATTCAATTGCAGCAGCTAGTGTTGTTTTACCATTTTTTCTAGCTACAATTAACATTACTTCCCTATATTTTCTTAAATTATTACTTCTATGTACTATTCCAAAGATTAATGAAATCATTGCTTTTTGCCATAATGCTAATTTAAAAAAATTACCAGCTTCAGCACCTTTAGAATGTTTACAAAATGTTTCTATAAAAGTAATTGCTTTGTTTGCTAATTTTTCATTATAATAATATTTTTTATCGTTGTTTTTCACTATTTCCATATTTTGTTCATAAACTTTTCTTACTTTTTCAGATACTAATATTTCTTGTTGTTTAATCTTCAACCAATATTTTGTTATTGCATTCATTCTTTAAACTCTTTTTTAAATTTTTCAAATGCATCAGCTTCAACATTTGGTTCTTCAGTTTTTTTAGCAGCTTCTTTAGTATCAATATATGGAAGATGATCTTTTATTGAATCTTGTAAAATTTTTAACATAGAATTATATTCTTTTGCCATATTTTTATATTCTGATAATAATGGATTTTTAGTTAAATTTCTCTCTTTTGCTTTATTAATATGATAATAAGTTACTCCATGTTCATTTATACTATCTTTAACATCTTTTAAAGTTACTTTCATATAAGCACATTCTTGTATTTGATCTGATAATAAAGGTGAAATTTTAACAAAATTATCAATATATTTTCTAAACATTGTTACTTGATATTTTACTCTAGATTGCTTCTTTTTTGCTCTTACTTCATTTGCTGTAAGTTTCTTATTTTTCTTGCGTGGTTTAGGCTTTTTAGTTGATTTTTTAGGTCTTTTTATGTTCTTTTTAGTAGTTTTTTGTTCTTTATCTCTATTTTCAGCCATTTTTTCACCTCTTTTTTTCTCAAAAATACCCCCCCCCTCATATGTGCGAAAAACCATAGAGAGGAAAATGAAGG